TTAGCTGTTGGAAGTGTTTCTTTTGTAAGGATTGCGGCTGCATCAGGAAACTCAAGCACTTTATCTGTTGGTAGCGTTTTAAGCTCAAGATCAATTCAAGAAGATGGAACTATTGCTACAGGCAATGTAGGAAGTGTTTCCCAATCAAGATCAGTTAGCTTGTCAGGCAATGCGTCAACTTTAGCTGTTGGTAGCGTTTTAAGCTCAAGATCAATTCAAGAAGATGGAACTATTGCCACAGGCAATGTGGGAAGTATTGCCCAATCAAGATCAGTTGGCTTGTCAGGCAATGCGTCTACGCTATCTGTTGGAAGTGTTTCTTTTGTAAGGATTGCGGCTGCATCAGGAAACTCAAGCACTTTATCTGTTGGTAGCGTTTTAAGCTCAAGATCAATTCAAGAAGATGGGACTATTGCTACAGGCAATGTAGGAAGTGTTTCCCAATCAAGATCAGTTAGCTTGTCAGGCAATGCGTCTACGCTATCTGTTGGTGTAGTTGCAGTGATAAGCACTAAAGCAATTGCTGGAAATGCTGCGGCTAGTGCTGTTGGAACGATGGGTGCAGAAGTCATATCGTTCCAGGCCATCACTGGAGTCAGCGGAATTGGATCGGTTGGCACTGTCGCAAATGTCACATCAATTGAGATAATGGGCAACGGCGCAACCGGTGCGATTGGGATAGTCATTGGATTCGGATGGGGCGCGATACCTGACACATCCGAATCATGGGGTGCGATACCCGATACATCAGAGACGTGGACGGCCATTGCCAATACGTCCGAGACCTGGACGCCGGTATCTGATACGAGTGAAACATGGGCAGATATATCCGATAATGCAACAACGTGGCAAGAAGCCGCATAGAGGTACATCATGGCTGATACGACAACGACAAACCTACTCCTTACCAAGCCAGAGGTCGGCGCAAGCACCGACACTTGGGGTACAAAGATCAACACCGACCTGGACTCAGTTGATGCGGTGTTCGCTGCGGCTGGAACCGGAACCAGCGTCGGTTTGAATGTCGGGTCTGGCAAGACGCTAACGGTGGCTGGTACTGCTGTGATTAGCGGGACATTAACAGCGGCAGCAGGCTCTGCGGCGGCTCCAATAATTACGGCTACAGGCGACACCAACACCGGAATCTTCTTCCCCGCTGCCGACACTATTGCCTTTACCGAGGGCGGCGCTGAGTCTATGCGTATCAACTCCAGCGGCAACGTGGGGATTGGTACTACTTCGCCAGCATACAAGTTGGATGTTGCAGGAAGCGTAAACGTCTCTTCTGACTCTAGCTACACACTTGGCGCAGGGGCAGATAGGTACATTAAATACCGCTCTGGAGACGGCGATATTTTGTACTCATTCTCTGCTGGTAATTTTTACCAGCAAAACATAACAAGTTCATTCCATGCTTGGTTTACTGGAAACAATGAACGTATGCGTATTAACTCTAGTGGGTATGTGGGGATTGGTAATTCCACGGTCACAGCTAAATTAGACGTAGAGGGTGCAGGCCAAGTTAATGCACCAACGGTTTCCGGGTCAAAAGCTGCAACGATATATGCAGTGGCTACAGATAATACAAGTGATATTGGCGGTGGTATTGAATTTGGCGGCGCAGCATCCAAAACTTTTGCAGCGTGGAAAAGTGGCATTACCGATGGTGCTAATAACACTCTTGGTTATCTTGCGGCGTATACGAGAAATGCAAGCGCTGACGCAGCGATGACTGAGCGTATGCGTATTGAATCCAGCGGCGCGGTGCTTGTAAACACAACAACAAGAAACTCATCTGGCGTTGTTGAAATTAAAACCACAATTGGTACTGATAATGCATTGGTGCTAAAAACCGCTGAGAGTGGTGCGGGTGGTACTGCCACAATGATGCAAACTAGATACAACGCAACAACTGTAGGCTCTATTACTTCTACCAGTTCGGCAACCGCGTATAACACATCATCTGACTATCGCCTAAAGGAAAACATTGCTCCTATGACCGGAGCATTGGCAAAAGTAACAGCACTCAAGCCAGTGACGTACAAATGGAAAGTTGATGGTTCTGATGGCGAAGGATTTATTGCACATGAGTTGCAAGAGGTTGTTCCTGATTGTGTTACTGGTGAAAAAGACGCTGTAGACGCTGATGGCAGCCCTATCTACCAAGGCATCGACACTAGCTTCTTGGTTGCAACCCTGACCGCAGCCATCCAAGAACTCAAGGCAGAATTTGATGCCTATAAATCCACTCACCCCTAAATTAACTAAGGACTTACCATGACTACAACTTGGACAATCACACAAACTGACTACTTGGTAGCAGACGGCTTTATCACTACCGCGCACTGGACAGCATCCGCTGTTGATGGCGCATACACCGCTGGCTCTTACGGCACTTGCAGCTTTGCCGCTGCTACGCCATCCATCCCCTACGCCAGCGTGACGATGCAAGAAGTGCTGGACTGGTGCTGGGCTAATGGCGTGGACAAGACTGCTGTTGAAGCTGGCCTTGCCGCACAAATTGCGCTGTTAAAAAACCCCGTAACCGCCACTGGCACACCCTGGAGCGCGTAAATGGAATTCCAGCCATTATTCAATTTTGTTGGTGGCGCAATCCTGGTCGCCGTTGGATGGTGGTGCAAGGAAATATGGAATTCTGTGAAGTCTCTAAAAGAAGACATCCAGGCAATTCAAGTTGACTTGCCAAAGAACTACGTTACCAAGAAAGACATTGAGAATCGGTTTGACAGGATCGACGCAACCCTAGAGCGATTGTTTGACCGGCTTGACGCCAAGGCCGACAAGTGATTTCTCTGCTTGCCTCGGCTGAAAGCCCGTGGCCTGGCACTGAGACAAAGACTGTTTTGGTTTGTCGTATCCCTAAGAAAGATGAGGACAAGACGATGGGCGCAAATGAATTCATGGACAAAGACGGACGCATCTGCCGCTGGGTAGTTGTGAACAAGAAATGATTGATCCGTTTACGGCATTTGCTATTGCCCAGGGTGCGGTGGCAGGCATAAAAAAGCGGTAGCCCTTGGTAAAGATATACACGGCCTATACAAAGAATTCAGCAGTTTCTATCAAGCGGCAGACACGGTACACCTAGCAAGCAGCAAGGCCAGGATTGCGTCAATAGGAAAGACAAATGCGCAGATCAGTTCTGAGGCTCTCCAGATTGCGCTGGCATCCAAGGCGCTGCGAGAGCATGAGAAGGAGCTGAAGGACATCCTCTTCTATAGTGGCAATGCTCCGGTCTGGGAAGAGATGATGGCAGAGCGCACCAGGATGATTAAGGAGCGCAACACGATGGAAAGAGAAGAAGCGGAACGCAAACAAAAGGACAAGGAAACGAAGGTGGCAATTATTATGAACACATTATGGATTTCCGGTGCATCCGCTATCGTTGTCCCACTGGTGAGTATCACGTTTCACGTTATTATGAATAGGGGCTTTTGATGATTCCAATTATCGGTGCACTGTTGGGCACGTTGGCTGAAAACGGTCTAACGCTGCTGTCCAGCGCCATCCAAGCCAAGGGCAAAGAAGTCGTAGAGAACACTCTCGGCATCAAGATACCCGACAACCCTACCCCCGAGGACGTTGCCAAGCTGCGGCAGCTTCAGTATGAGCATGAAGAACGCCTGCTTGAACTCGGCATTGAAAAGGCCAAGCTGGAGATGGCTGAACTAGAGCTGTACGCAAAAGCGGCACAGGCTGACGCCAACAACATCACAGACCGCTGGAAAGCGGATATGTCTAGCGACTCATGGCTGTCCAAGAACATCCGTCCTATGTCGCTGATTGCCATCTTCTGCGGCTACTTTTTGTTTGCCATGATGAGCGCTTTTGGATACAACGCAAACGAGAGCTACGTGACCCTGCTGGGCAACTGGGGGATGCTGATTATGGGTGCGTACTTTGGCGGGCGTACCGTCGAGAAACTAGCTGAGATGAGGAGTTCAAAATGAGCCTAAGTCAAGAACAAGCCGCATTCCTGCTGGATATGTGCAAGCTGATTCAGCACGCCACAGAGCAGGGTTTTATGGTCACTGGTGGCGAGTTGGCGCGTACACCGGAGCAGCAGGCCATCTACGTCAAAACAGGTCGCAGCAAGACCATGAACAGCATCCACCTCAAGCGGTGCGCGATGGACTTGAACTTTTTCAAGGACGGGAAAATCATCTGGGACAAAGCTATCCTGGCTCCGATTGGCGCGTACTGGGAAAGCCTGTACCCGAAGAATCGGTGGGGTGGGAATTTCAGATCGCTGGTGGACTGCCCGCACTTTGAACGCAACGTATGAGCGACTACAGCGGCCAGATCACAACGCCAGCGCAGCCGAATATCGGCAACCCTGGCGAGGTTTATGACCGCCTGTACTTCAGCCAAACATTCAGCAACATCGGGAACTACGCCACCCGCATTACAAACGCTCTGGGAGCGTTATTCGGACCGCGTGGTGGCAAGTACCTCAACGCCCCATATGGCGCGTTCCAGGACTCCACAGACCAGGTTGCGGCTAACACCACAACGGCCTACGCCGTCACGTTTGACACGACCGACTTCAACAACGGCGTCACGCTCTCAAACTCCTCTAGGCTGAACGTATCGCAGTCAGGGATCTACAACATACAGTTCTCCATCCAGTTCACGAACACAACAAACGCATCCCAGGACGTTGACGTTTGGTTCAGAAAGAATGGCACGAACGCTGACAAGTCAAACTCAAGATTTGGTTTTGCACCAAGAAAAGGCGCTGGCGACCCATTCCACACAATTGCCGCAATAAACTATTTTCTAAGCCTCAACGCAAACGACTATGTGGAGATCATGTGGCGGCCTACTGATGTTGGAGTGTCGATTGAGCAGTATCCGGCAGGCACTTCTCCGACCAGGCCAGCAGTACCGTCTGCCATCGTTACACTGTCGTTTATCTCCAACCTATCGGTGTAATCATGGCACTCATTCCTCTCAAGATTCCCCCAGGCGTCTACCGCAACGGCACTGAGTACCAAGCAATGGGACGCTGGTACGACTCCAACCTGGTCCGCTGGTTTGAGAATACCCTGCGACCCATTGGCGGGTGGCGGGTGAAGTCCACGTCTGCTATGACCGGCATATGCCGAGGCATTATTGCCTGGCGTGACAACAGCGCAACCCGCTATGCGGCTATGGGTACGCAGTCCAAGCTGTACGCGATGAATGCTCTAGGAGTGGTCAAGGACATCACGCCTACAAGTTTTACCGCTGGATCTGCTAACGCCACTGGTACGACCGGATACGGATACTGGACATATGGCAGCCTGTCCTATGGCACTGCGCGACCTGACACCGGATCAGTACCGGCCACCACCTGGAGCCTGGACACCTGGGGCGAGTACCTGGTGGCGTGCAGCAGCACCGATGGAAAGCTGTACGAGTGGCAGCTAGGATTCACGACTCCCACTATCGCGGCTGTCATCACCAACGCACCTACAAGCTGCGCGGCTCTGCTGGTCACCAACGAGCGCATCATGTTTGCACTTGGCGCGTCGGGTAACCCGCGCCTGGTGAAGTGGTGCGACCAGGAGAACAACACGACCTGGACGGCTGCAGCCAACAACCAGGCGGGTGACTTTGAACTGGCGACACCAGGATCTCTAAGGTGCGGCAAGCGCGTGCGAGGCGTCAACATCCTATTGACCGACGTTGACGCGCACGTTGCAAACTACATCGGTTTGCCCTACGTCTACAGTTTTGAGAAGGTGGGCAGCGGGTGCGGCGTCATCTCCTCGCAGGCGGTAGCGGCCATCGACACATCCGCGATGTGGATGTCTACCGCAGGCTTTTGGTCCTACGACGGTTTCGTTAAGCCCATGCAGTGCGAAGTTGGAGACTACATATTCAACAATATCAACTACGCCCAAGCATCCAAGGTCTACGCCGTCCATAACTCCACATATGGCGAGGTGACCTGGTTCTACCCGTCGCTGTCCTCAAATGAGAATGATTCTTATGTAACCTACAACTACCGAGAGGGACATTGGTCTATCGGGATGATGACTCGCACCGCAGGAACAGACCGAGGCGTATTTGCTAACCCGCTGTTTGTCAGCACCGACGGGTACATTTACGACCACGAGGTCGGCTATACATACGACTCGGTGGCTCCCTACGCGCAGTCCGGTCCGATTGAACTCGGTAACGGGGACAACGTGATGGCCGTCCGATCTGTCATCCCTGACGAGC